TCCATCACGAAAGGTATACTCTCGGCTAGTTGTATTGAACCAGGGCAAGCCATCCAACGCTTTGCTGCTGATGGTGAAAATCTACTGTGGGCCATGAATTTGATCCTTTGTAATTTTAGCCCAAAGTTCAGGCGATATAGTGATAGTGCAATTAAAATCTTGATCTGGAAAATGCCAATCAGCATGCGGTATAACCACATGCCAGTCAGCGCGATCAGCCCGATACCAAAGACAAGGTATTAAATCTACCTTGATTGCTTGCTCGCACGTTTGCTTCCACCACTGCTTGATGTCACCTTGTGTTAAAGACTTGCGCCTTTTCACCTCAATGGCATACGGTTCACCACCTAACAAATCATGCCCGCCACCATACGTCTGACTATAGTTGACCTCTAACTGAATATCAGTCAAGGACTTAATAACTTCGATGGCTTCGCGCTCACCTCTTCTACCCTTGTTTCTGGCGTTCATTTGGTTTTATTAGCGTTGGATGAACTGCTTTCAAGTTCTTCTATTTCATTAACTTTGTATAGCACCGCAGCACCTATTTTATAAAAGTTTGGGCCAATGCCTTGCACTCGCCAATTCTCTAAAGTTCTCGGTGACTTCTTCCACCTAGCGGCTAATTCCACTGTGGTCATAAAGTTAGAATAATCTTTTTCTTCTCTCATGCTCCCTTCCCATTTATACACGACTGTTGTATTATACTCACATTAAACACATAAATGGAAGAGAGAATGAAAAAAAAATTAGCTACTGATGTGCAGATGGCAGGTCAACATTATCAATCTCAAGCAATTCAACCGATACAATATATAACTGCAAACAATCTCTCGTTCTGTTTGGGTAATGTGGTCAAGTATGTTACCAGAAATAAAACTAACAAAGTAGAAGATTTATTAAAAGCTAAACACTATATTGACTTAGAATTAGAATTAATCCATAAGTGCGATTCTGATGGTAAGCCTATTTAACTTCCTTGTTTGATATTGATAGTAGAACTACTGCCTCCGTTAGTAGAGACTGCATTTACTTTACCGCCTTGCTCGATTCTTATGTTGTATGAACCATCTTTTGATACTTGCATTTGTAAATTATTTTCGACCTGTCTAATAAATTTAACTTGGCTATCATCAACAAAAGTATTTATCTGGGTGTCACTGTCATAACCAATGTCAGTACCTTTGATGCCATCAGATGATAAGGCTTGATTTGCTTTACTTAATTCATCGACTTCCTGAATTACATCTAACAAATCTTCCAGAAAATTAGCTGCAAGATAATCTATATCAAGTTCGGTATACTCTAAATCATCTTCAGCCAGATCATCAGTATCAAGCTCATCAAATTCCAAGAAGTCAACATCAAGAATATTGTCTGCTACTGCATTGGCTTCATTAGCTTCTAGTTCTTTAGTTTGAGGTGGATTAACAATTAACATGTTGTCAATCATATCCAAAGTCAAATCTAATATAACAGCGGGTGTTGGGGCAGTTTCAAAATTATAAACTGTAGTAGCTTCATAGGGTTTATTTAGTATTACCTGACCAAGTGCTGTGGTCACAGCAATCTCTCCTGAACTTTCACCAAACTCATCTGGTAACAGTATTACCAGGGCTTCACCTGTCTCTGCTACCGTAATAGTGAAATCTGTCCCTCGAATACCGATGGTGGCAGAGTTTGTTCTAATCTTAATATTTTCTTTAGGTATACGTTTACTTTTAGAGCTTATAAAACGACCAGTACCTTTAACAAATGATAGGGCCATAGTCGATTTGCTTGGATTAGGATCAAACACAAAAGAATCAATTACAACATTGGAATTCTCTGTCAATCTAATAGTAGTGTCATCACGGAAAGTAACACCCATTCTACCTGCGGCAGTCTCTAGTCTATCCATAGAGTTAAGTGAGAAATCAATCTCACTGGTGTAAGGTTTATCTCTTACTACTCTGGTATTTCCTTTTAATTCTGTGATGTTGCCAATATCAACATCCAACGCTTGTGCCTTGATCGTCCTGGTTAATACAGACGCTGCCATTATTGCCAGAAGAAGTGACGCGTAACCAATCGTTGTCTTGCGTAGATTGTTGGTCAACATCAAACGACCTTGAGTTACCATCGTGTTCCAACTTGAAATAAGCACCCGCATAACCATCTCCATCATAATTTACAGTATTACTATCTCCATCTAAATCAATATAGTTGGTTGCGCTATCAACATCAAGGTCAATGTTTACTGTGTTGCTTGCACCTTGCACTATCGTATCAATGTCTGCACCACTTGCTAAAGAATTAGTCGCTAGATCAAGTGTAAATGTATTAGTTGATCCATCTACATCAACATTTACATTCGCGTTATCTGCCGAATTCGAGTTACCAGGATCAACTTGGATAGTGTATAAGTTGGTATCACCATCAAAATCAAATATGCCAGTGAATGAATCTGCGTTTATATCCCCAAGATATTTATTATTATTGCCAATTAAATTCAAATCTAATGACATAGATGTTCCATCCAAATCAAACGCTGTCATACTGCCAGCTGCACTATTTAAACCGCCCACTAAATTTCCTGATCCCAGCTGCTCAATGTCTATGTTAGCCGATGCTCCGACCTGGTCAACATAGATTTCGTTATCGTCAGCTATTGCGCTATACGATAATAATAAAAACAAACTAATTAACTTTTTCATATTGCCAGTACCTCTTACTAATACCTATTTTAATTATTTCTAACACCCCCTCTTCTATTGCTTGCTGTAATGCTATTGATGTGCTTTCGTTTTCTGCTGCACCACCTTCAATTTCAACTAACTTTGTGCCATTAGATATAAACCGAAATAAATCTTGTGATAACCCTACCGAGATAATACTTTTATTTACTAAGACTTCAATTAAAACTTCACCTGTAGAAACAGAAACCAAACGTAATGAAATAGTAATCAAATCTTCCCGATATTCTTTAGAGCTTCCTATACCTAAGTAGCGCGCACCCATTCCACCGCTTCTAATGTTGGTATCTATGGACAGCACAGCGCCTTGCAATAGCAATCCCGCCAACAAAAGAGGTTTTACCGCAGTCTCCTCTTCAAAAGTTTGCCTAGTAGAGCGTATTAATTGCCTTTCTTTAGTTAAACTATCTAAACCTACTCGTTCTGCAACTTGAAAAAACTCTCCATTTGCAGCATGTTTTAAAGCTCTGATAAGAAATGCTTCAGGTGCTTGCGTGATTGCCGTACTAAATAAAGCAAACGATCCATTACTTTTTCTTTGGCCTGTTTGATCCAAAAAACTGTTTGGATAAATAGCAACCACAGGTTTTCTTTTTGCTGGTGGTACGTTCTTTAATTCTTGGTTTTGCAAATCTAAAATAGAGGCTTTTTCTATTACGATATAAGGAATACCACCTTCTTCTAGTAATGCTGTATATCGAGGAGTGCAACTAGAAAGAAAAATCCCCGATAGGCACAGTAATATTAGTCTGCCCGCCCACCTCATCTGTGATAGTGAGAGTGATCGTTTCTGCTTCCACAATATATTCAATCGTATTACCTTCTAACTCTAGTTTACCTTGTTTCTGTGGTGTCTCACCAAATAATTGTTCTACCATTTGTCTACTTAGCTGCGCGTAAATACGACTTTCTAAGTTCCTAATAAATCTTGCCAGTGTTGTATTATCAGCATCTCTGGCTAATTCATCTTGGTAGGCTTTTATTTCATCTTTAACCGTTTGCTTTCTGGTGTTCTCTTGATTCTCTATTGTTAAGAAATGTGAAGAAGTATTAACACCTGAAAAGCTAGGGCTTTTAAACTTGAATAATATTTCATCTGCCAATAAATTGCTTGCAAATAATATCAATAAACTAATCTTTACGCTGATCTTCACGGTCTGCTTTTGCCACCTTATCTATTTCAATTAAATTAGGAATACCAAGTAATGTTTTTAATAAAACATCTTGACGTATGGTCTGATTATCTAAGGCTCTGACACGATCTATCAATGCCACTATTATGCCATATTGCGCGTCTAGCTTGGTACTCAGGCGTTCTTCCATCGCGTTTAGACTGGCATCTACTTTCTCATCCACCACATCTATCTTTTGTTCCATACCATCAATAATGCGGTTAATCAGTTTCCAAATAAAAAATCCTAATCCTAATGCACTTGCTACTGGAAAACCTACCTGATTAATTAAATTTATTATATCGTCCATAGTTGTATTGTAACTGATTATTGTGTTCTGTAATTGATTTTAACGCGGCTTCAAGACTAGCTTCATTATCATTACT